TTTATTAGTGGAAATCAGACGAAATATAGATGCAGTAGAGGTTATTTTGAAAAGATTACCACGAGTAATACCAGTAGGAGTTTGTTTATTTGGGGAAAGTCAAGTCGGAAAAACTTCTCTTTCGAATGAAATTCATCGTAGAATTTGTAATATGGCAAAAATAAAACATCCAGATCTATTTCCTGATTCAGCCAATTGGACAAAATGGAATGCACAATCACGTGATGATTATGATCAGAATTATTATGGTGATGAAATTGCGTATGAAGATGATATGTTTGCTGATAGGACTGATGAAGGTCATCAGAAATATTTGGCATTTATATCTAGTGGTGCTGTTTCAACCGTTCAAGCTGATCTTAAATCTAAAGGAAGGCCTTTCACAGCAAAAGTTGTAATGGTATCATGTAATAATCTTCCACTTAAAAGTGCTTCTATCAACAATATTAGTGCTTTATGGAATAGGTTTCCCATAACAGTAGAGTGTTCAATCAAAGAAGGGTCTTCCAAGAAGACAAGTAGAGATAAATATGATAAAGATTTTAAACATTTGAATTTTTCTGTGGCACCAATGACAACGTTTGTTAGAGGTAGTCGTCAACAAAGTGCAGGTGATGTTGGAGCAACTTCGGTCGATCTAGATACTTTAGTATCTATGATCGTAGAAGAAATGGCCTTGCAGCAACGAAAATTAGATCAAACAATGCAATGCTACGAAGAGGAACACAATCCTACTATCGACCACCATGATGAAATAGAACTACAAAATGTAGAACCAATAGCTAAAGAACTTGACATATCTGGTATGAGATCACTATTTTCAAAAGTGAAATTGGCAATGGATATAGATACAGAGTCTATTTTACATTTTAGAGAGTGGGCACAGCATCTAAAAATGAAGAATACCGGACAGCTCTGGACTGAATATGTAGAAACACCCCAACCGATGTGTGCATATGAATTTCTCGTTTCTTTGGGAATATGGGAATGGATAGAAGGTCATGAAGAAATTGGAGCAAAAGCTCTAGCACAACAACCTCCAGTAAAAGTCACTTGTCCTTATACAACTGAATATCTATTCTGCCCTATTCTTACTGGTAATCATTTGCTGATAATCACTGATAAAGTCAAAGAGTTGTTAATGAACACTACCTTCTTTGAGTATATTCTTGAAACAAAATGTCGACTATTTTTTGAAGCAGCGAAAAATGATATGAAGTGGTTTAAAGATTTAATGTACAATTTTTGGAGAGATTATTTAGGTGCACCTGTAGTTGCTCGTATAACATCAATAGTCCTGATTAATAATATATTAGGACCTCGACATGTTCTGGCTCAATATTTTCTCTGGGTTGGATTTAGATTGTCATCATCTCACAACTTACGGGTGCAGACAGCTCGTATCTTCAATGAAGGTCCCTCTTTAATTGGAACAGCTCTTCGATTACGGAATTATCGAAATGAATTTGTACATATGTTGTATAAGAAAATTGAATCGTTTGTTGAAACTATCAAGGATACAATCTATAGTTTAATGTTGCAGCTTTTTGATTTTATAGGAATTGACATAACACCATATCTTGATAGTTTTTGTTCTTTTGTAGCAGATGTTGGACACCAAACTGTTTGCTTAGCGATTGTTTCAATGATTATATATGCAATATATAAACTATTTTGTATATTGTCAGATTCTAATAAAAAGAAGAAGATGAAAACGCACAATAGAGTATATGAAGGTAGAGCGAGAAGATCGGCAACTACAAAGGAATCTCGAAAGAAAGTTCGCTTACATAATGATGAGTGTAGTGAAGAATGTGAAGCGAATCAAACAAAGATGTTGGATGAACAATGGGAAATCTTTGATGAACATTGTGATTTTGACAAAACTGATGAATGGTTACAAAATGTGTTAACTTGCGTTAATACAGATGCTATTGTGGGATACCATGCTCATTATGGTTGTAATGATTATTTCTTTAGTCGCCCGATAAGTTGGGAAGGGAGTGAACAGAAACATGAAGAGAATCGCATGATGTATTATTTCTTTGGTGAAAATCCAATCAACTCTGATAAAGTACCTATGCTTTCCTATACAATCAAAGCTGATTTAAGTGGAAGGACACGGTTAGATCTATCAATGTTGAAGGACCTACAAGTTAAGGATTACTACATTAATGCACAGATTGAACGGAGAAATGATTGTATTCGTGCTTGTGTAGATATCTATCTTTTGAATGGAATGTGGAAGGAAGATAGATATCTGATAACGCGAAAACAGTTTAGTGATGTGATGTCAACAATTTATCAGGAAACTAAAACAAAACCAAAAAATTGGGTAAAGTCAGTTTTTGAGAAAACTATTGAACAACATTCATCAACTGAAGCTACAGATTTTCTGCATCGTATGCGTCAAGATCACGTAGTTAAATTAGCATGTACAAGTTTGGTAGGAGCAGATAATGTACAAGCGAAAGGTTGTTATGGGATTGGTCATAAAAATTTAATTATAACTGTAGCACACCCTTTTTATAAAGGAAATGTGTTAATTAAATTTTGGACTGAAAATCCTAATGACTATCATATTGCAAAGCTAATTTATACAGATATACAAGGTGATAGAGCGTTTCTTAAAATTTTGAGTCACAAAGAAGTGCGAAATATGTCAACATCAAACGTGTGTATAAATCTATCAAAAATGCAAAAAGTCTTTCCATCTTTAGAGAAGCATGTATTCTCCCATGATGAATTTATT